GTTGTTGAATAGTCTTCAATTTTTCTTTGTGTTGAATCGGTTGCTACAACTTCCTCAACTACTTCTATATCTTTTTTCATGCTGTAAATATAATAAAAATTATTTAAGCTAAACCTAAAGTTGTAACCGTTCCACTAGAACCTCTATATTTTAAAGCTCCTGCTTCAACATATAATATACCACCACCCGTTGGGTTGTTAACTGGCACGCCAACTGAGTTAGCAATAAATTGATGGCCTCCACAATCAATAGCGTATAGGTTAGTTGCCGTTGCATTAGTACCTTGTAAAGGAGCGTCTACTCTAAAATTAGCCACGTGTGTAGCAGTACTTGCACCAACAAAACTAACCGTATTGGCTGTAAAGTAATTGAAGTATTGTGTTGCTAAAGCACCAGTTGCCCATTGCTTGTTAGCTCCTGTTACTCTAAAGTTAGGAATGTTAGTGCTTAAAGTTTGGTTTGTGTTTGCGGGAACAGTAAATGTAAATGTTGTTACTGCACCACTTGTGCTAATTCCATTCCATTGCGCTAAAACATTTGAGCCGATGTTAGTTCCAAAAAATATAGAACTATTTGCATTTTTAGCGTATAATCCTAAATTTGAAGTATAAGCATTTATTTGACCGCAAGTCAATAAATTACTTATTGACGCAGTTCCAATTACATCTAATGTTACACCCGGCGAAGTTGTGGCTATTCCTAGTCTATTATTCACTTCATCATAAGCAGAAGTTCCAAATAGTATTTTACCCTTAGTTGCATTTGTTGTAGATGCTAAAGTTAAAGTGCCACCACTTGCAGAACTACCGTAAATCAATGGCGTAGTTATATTAGTCGTAAAAGTCGGACTAGTTCCAAACACCAAAGCACCTGTTCCTGTTTCGTCGCTTATTACACCTGCTAATTGAGATGAAGTAGTTGCTGCAAATACGCTTAAATTTTGAGCGTTAACAGCCGCTAAAGTTGTACCGCCTAATCCTGCTAAAGTGTAATTTGGAACGTTTAAAACGTTTGCAATTAACGTAGATGCGCCACTTGAATTATTAGTTGTTAGTGAAGTCGCTGCCGTTCCTAATGTGGTTAAATAAGTATTTGAATCAACTGTACCATCCGCTTTTAAAAACTGAGCAGAAGTACCACCTGTTTTTATAAAGCCCGTTGTTTCTATTGTTGTTGTTGCAACTTGACCAGCCGTTAATACTTGCTGAATAGTTGGAGTTGACGAACTTACTATTGGTAAAAAAGACAAAGCACTTAAAGCCGTTACACCATCGCCTAACTTAAATAAGCCAGTCGTATCATGATAGGCAGGCTCACCTGCTTTTAATACCATTGCAGCGTTAGCGGTAAACCATGCCGTGTTCTTTGGGTCGTATCTAAATTCTACTGTTGCCATTTATAAAGTTTGAATAATTGTTGCAGGTGCAGGGTCTGTTAATGTTTGAATAATCTCTTGCAATACCTCAACCGTATAAGTACTATTAGGATTAAGTGTTGCTATTACGTTTCCGTTTTGGTCTAATATCGAAACTAAACCAGCCGTATTATTATTAGGTGTTGTGCAAGTTGAATGGTCATAATGTTGAACTACATTTAATTCAAAGCCCCATCCGCTTACATCGTCATCGTAAACTGATTGTAAAGGCTCTAATGTTATACTTTCATTTACTGTACAATTATAAATACTTTGTAAATCCGATCTAATTTGCGAGAATACTTCTAAAGCTACCTTTTGCATTTCACTCATTAGCACATCCATGTTTCTGTTATCTTGGTGTACCAAGTCTAAAAATACAAAAGCAAAAGATGACGAATGTATGTTAATATCTAATGTAACTGGGTTAACAGTAACACCCATTAATGGATATGTTATTTCATTAGCAGCCCCAAACTCAGGCACTCTATCAAACAAAAAAGTACCACTACTTAGTTGGTTGTGGTTTGTTTGTTTGTCTTTGAATAACTGTTTTAGTTGGTTTTGGCTTAACATTTGCTTTCTCGAATTGTTCTAATTTCTTAATATGTTCTTTTTTGATTCCCATTTATTTATATAAATATTTATAACAATCATCGCAGTCATTATCATCAATCATAATACCGCTTGTAAAGTTGTTTCTATTTGGCATTATTTCGTCACGCTCTACATTGCTAATGTATAAAGGATAGCTACTAACATATCTGTTTAAATAGTTAGTTACTCTTTGTGCGTAAATCTCAGCTTTGTTTTTTGAACGGTCCATTAAGAACTGAATCTCTGATAAGTCAGCAGCAGATGAATTTTCGCTATTCTTAATCATTACGCCTTTATTCATTAGCCTATACTTCATGTCTGGCATAGCTTCCATTTTAGCGTAGTGCAACATACAAGGCACAACTAAATCTAATAACGTTTGGTTTAAAGCGGTTACCGTTGATGTGGTAACTTGGTTTAATACTTCGTTATATAAATTAGTTCCAAGTAAAGGAATAATATAAAAGTCTTGCACCTCTTGAAGTATAGGTGTTAAGATGGTCATATCAACATTTTTGTTTATGTTGGTATATTCCTTTAAATAGTTTTCTGATATTAATAAACTTGCCATTATTTCTTAGTTCTTGATTTAGTTATTGCTTTCCAGATATGACGACAATATGCAGTTGTTTTACCACCGTCTTTTTTAGGCTCGGTGTAAAAGCCGCCACGATAAGACCAAGCATCATCACCAAATTGATTTGTTATGTCATCTATTCCATCACGAGTCCAATTTCTAAATTTACTTAACGCTAACAATCTTTTACAAAACGGTCTACTTTCAGTTAATAAATCGGGAGCATCTGGTCTTTTTACATATTTATAAACCGTGTAAAGTTCCGTTTCAATAGTTGGTGTGTTAGTTTCTAAACCTTTAGGAGTGATAGTTATTGTATTGTTTATTGTAGAAATTAAACCTGCAACAATTAAACTGTTAATTATATTCTTAACCGTTTCAACATCTAATCCTAAAATCTTTGCAGCCTTTTCAGGTGTTGTTTCGGGTGCGCCTTTTAATAAATCTAATACTTGTTTTTCTGTATCCGTTACAAATTTATGCTTTGCAAACTCAAAATTAAACGCTTCAGCATTACTACCAAATGTTACAAATTCCTCACTTACTATCGGGTCATCATTGTCATCTATTGCACTACCTTCAAATAAACTAAGAACATAGTCAGTCATATCAACTTGCTTATCAAACTTACTAAATTGAGCTTCAGGCGTTGCAAATAAAACATTAATATCTTGGTCACTTAATCCGTAACTATTCTTAAGCATCATTGCAGCCACCTCTTTAGTAGTCTTTTGATTGTTAACCTCACGAATTAATCTTTTAATATTAATCCATTGTTTGCCCGTTAAGTTCTTTAAATGCTCATTTACTTGCGTTTCTGGTATCTGAGCTAAATCACCATCAACCGTTACTTTATCTTTAATATCAATCCCTAACTTTTTAGCGTAATGCTCACGTAAAGTATCTAAATCAAATAGGCTTTGAAGTAAAGCAGTATCAAAAGGTAAATCAACATTAGCAGGTTGTTTCTGTTTTATTTCTAATAAAGATAAGTCAACACCGTTAACGGCTGCTAAATCTTTAATTATGTTTAAGTGTATCTCTTGACGGTGTTCAATATAACTAAACAACCATCTTTCAAACTTTTGTAAATAAATAGTGTTATCACCAATGTTAACCGAGCCGTCAAAAATAGCCGCCAAAGCAGGATCTGTTCTGTGAGCTGTAAATATATTTTGTTGTGAACGTTTGGCAACCTGCTCAAACATTTTATCTAAATCACTTTGTGAGAATGTTGTTAACTCAGCTTTTTGACCGCCTTTGTCAACAAAGTTAAACATCATTTTACCGGTATTAGAACTACCTTTAAATTTACGGTCAAAGAATTTAGCGTATTTTCTTTGCTCTTCCTGGGTTGGCTCACCGTTAAATAAAGATAACATAGCACTTGCAAACATGCCGTTCTTTAAATGTGAATAGTTAAAGTTAGTTATCTCAATATTTGTTTCAATGTCTTGTAAACCTTGTTGGTAGTTTGGAGCTGGGTAGATATTGCCAAATTCCATAGCCGACATAACCTCAGTTTTGTAATAAAGTATTTGCGTTCCTGTTCTTATGTTAGGGTTAAAAATAGGATATTCTACAAATGATTTATGCTTATGTGCTTGGTCATTTACACATCCATTATCATCAACCCATTGCTCACAATAGAAAAGAGTTTTACCGTCTGGTGAACGTCTAAACTTACTAAATTCTTGGTTGTAAACCTCAGCTATTCTACCGTTAAAATCGTAAACTATTTGTAAAGCAATACCGTCAAAGATTTCAAAAGGTGTTACGTTCTTTCTAAATAGACTATTCCAATCTTCAAAGCGATTAGCGTGTGATAAGAATTTATCGTATTGCGCTTGCTGTGCTAACGTTAATTTGCTTTCGTCATAACATAAGCCACGTCCGTAAACATGGTCTGCCTTAGCCTTTATAATAGCACCGTGAACAGCATCTCTATTGTATAGTTCTAATAAGTAATTAGGGTGTGAGTTATGCTCACCCCATTGTAGATATTTGCCACTAGATATTTTTCTAATAGCAGGTTGAAACGAGCTATCAAATTCGATTTGTAATAGGTTACCGACCTGTGTTATATTATTGCCCATTTGTTACGATTGACGTCCTTACGTCTTTATAATAAATATTAGTTACTGAGGGTGCTTTCCACCATGCCTTGCCATTTCCAACTTCACCTGTTAACGTTCTAATATCTGTTGTATTTATATTTGCATAATTGAATAAGGCTGCATTAGCCGATTGATAAACGTAGAATGAATAACTACCATAGTCATCAAATAAAACGCTGCCATTTAAAGGTACAGCCGCCCCAACGGTTATAACAAAACGTTGTTTATTATTATCTAAGTTAGTGTAAGTACTTGTACAGGCTACCTTACGACCTGTATTATCATTAATAAATACAAAGACAAATTGAGGATTCCCAATAGTTGAATTTTCCGTTACCGAAATATCAATAGTGTTAGCCCCTGTTATTAATTGCATCATATAATTATTAAATACTAAAAAGTTACAAATGTTACTAAATAAAAAAGCCTGAAACTTACGGGTCTCAGGTCTTACATTTATATTTTAAAGAATTAATTAAGCAGGTATCAATAGTAAAGCAGCTAAAGCATTTGGTACAACGTTTGCAAACGTTCTCTCTTCACCTGTTAATACTATTGTATATCCCGAATCATCATTACCCATTGCACCACTTGCAGCGGTTGCAGTTGTAATTCTCATTCCGAATTCTTGTCCTAATAATCTAAATGCACCGTTCTTATCCTTAACCATCCAAATAGTGTCTTGCTTTGCTAACAATAAAATTTGTTGAGCCACAGCAGCTTGTTTCTTTGGAATGTATAAATTCAAAGTAATTGCATTCATTAATGTTCCATTTGTATTAGCGGTTAACACCTCAGTCTCATTCGCTTTACCATAGTCAAATTCAAAACCCCACATCTTTTTACCTGTTTGTAAAAAAGAAGCTACGTTAGTAATACTACCACTTGCAGCGGTAATAGTTCCTTGTGTATAGTTTGAAAATTCTACAGCATAAACGTTTGTAAGTCCGGGTGAACCATCTCTACAATCTCTTGCTATTCCCGATGTTATCGGGCAACTTGATAATGCCATGTTTTTATATTTTTTTAATTAAGAGGGGTAAACTTAATTACCCCTCAATTTATTTAAACTCCTAAATACTTGTAAACTCTTGAAGGGAATGCGATTTGAACTCCTAGTTTCCACTCAGCGTGAAACTTTAAGTTTTGATCGTCATCTGATTTCCAAACTTTGAATTTCTCTTCTTCGTTTGCCATGTCAGTTCCGATGTACATATTCTCAGGCTCGATAGCGTAGATATGATTTAAACCAGATAAACCAGCAACTTCAACGATTTCAATGTTTGCACCTTCAGCATATAATTTACTTTCTTCACCTGTAGTGTTGAATAAATTATCAGTACGTAATTTGAAACGGTATGTTGCAGCCATTTGAGGTGACATTAACATTTTGATAGTTGGGTTACCTTGGTAAACGTCATTGTTAGCAATAACTAAAGTAGCTAAACCTTTGATAACAGTACGGCTATTAGCTTCAGACCATGCAGTTCCTGAATAAGTACCACCGATTGTAGCAGCACCAATGATTTTTACAAATCCATCAAAACGATTTAAGTAAGCGTTTAACGAAGTTGTATCACCTTGCCATAAAGCAATTTCGATATCTTCTTTAGCTTGTTGCATAGTGTCGTCGATAATTTCTTTGCTATAAGCTAAAGAATTATAATCACCACCTGCGGCTAATTTCTTTTGAGTGAAATACGGCTCTAAGTCACGCTCACACCAAAGCATATCAATTTTAGTTTTACCTACTGTGATAGTACGTTGTGAAATTGTAGTTGAACCAGATGCGTTAAAAGCACATGATTGAGCTTGAAATACACCACGAGTGTTAACCACGTTAATAGTTTCAGCCGACTTAATGCCAGTCTGTTTGTTTTTCACTAAGTCCATTGTTGGTGAACCTGAGAAAAGTTTTTGATAAATCAGTTGTTCCGGTTGCTCTACATACGATGGAGCTGTTATTGAATATGCCATTTTATTTTGTTTTTTTTATTTGTTTATATTTATTTGTTTAATCCTAATTTGCTAAACATTTTATCTTGCTTTGAAAAAGAACGCTCAGGTGTAACAATAGGGTTAGCCATTGGCGTACTTAGTAAATCAGTAAATGTTTTTGAGAATGTTGCTAAAGTTGCTTTTAACTCTGTATTGTCTTTCTCTACAGCATCAAAACGAGATACCAAAGCAGAGATAGTTTTGTTAGCCAAGTCTAATTTAGCGTTAACATCATTAACTGCAGCATCCATAGCTTCTTGAGTTACAGGAGCAACCGGCTCAACAACTTCAGTAGGTTCGTATTCTAATAATAGACCAGCTTCGCCAACTGTAATTTCGTCACCATTTTCTAATACATGGTCACCAGCAGGAGCAGGAAGCTCACCATCAGGAGTTACAACAGTTACGATTGTTTCGTTAGGGATTGGCATTGGTGTTGAGTATTTAACAACCGTACCATCTTTTGTTTTTATCTCACCTGCTACAGGCGGAACAGTCTTAGGCTCAGCGTTATTAACTGGCTCAACAACTGGAATTGGTGTTTCAAATTTAAAAGCCTTTGCAAAAGTTTCCTTTTGTTCAGGTGATAAAATTGAGTTTACCAAATCTTTAAATGTTTTTTTATCGTTCATACTTATTAAATACTTAAGATTTATTTTTGTTTACTCTAAAATTACACTTAGCAAGTGGGCGCAAAATTCATCGCTTAATTCAGTAGCCACACTTTCATAAAAATTACCTTCAACACTAAAGCCTGTGTATATTCCCGTCTTAATATATTCGTCCCAAACATTCTTATCACCTATGTAAATAAAACCAAACCAAGTACCGTCAACTAAATGTTCTTGTCCTAAAGGCGGATTAACACCCATAGCACGATTAATAATAAACGATTGATATAAATAGCTATCGTTAATCATGCGTGTGTTATCGTGCATTTGATTAACGTTATTAGCATAACTTAACTTAGCGTGTTTCTTAACTATTTGCTCAATAGTTTTAGATGAGAATTTAACGTTGTATTCCTTTTTTGTTTTCTCGTCTATTCTAGGAATAGCCATGTCGGGGATCATTAAAGCACCGGCAAGTATTTGTCTATCGCCTGTAGGAGCTGCAAAGTTTCCTTTTTGACTTCCGCAAGTAATACGGATTGTTTTTAATTCTTTGTTAGAACCAAAGGCAAAGTAGCCTTGTTCAATGGCAGGACTATCTACGGTTGCAATGGCAGTTACACCGCTTGCATCTTTTACATCGTCTTCAATTGTTAAATCTATTAGTTCCATATTTATTAAATACTAAATTGTTTAGTTTGTTTACTTTAGAATGTGGCTTGGTCTTTAATCTTATCTATTGTGTTTGTTGAATTTCTTAAATCAGTTTCAACTACGTAGGTTTTAATAGGCGGTTGGTTAAAGTTGTTGTTATTGTTTCCTGTAAATGTTGTAGTGTTTTGTTGCGGTGCTGCTATTGATGGCGTGCCATTGCCACTTGGCATAGATGGTGAGCCGCCACCAGAGCCACCGCTTAACGTTGGGGCTGAACCAGCATCACCACCACCTAATGCCCCTAATGCTTTAGCGGTTGCGGCTATTGACGCAGCTACTCCAATACCTGTAGATATATTGTTTCTTATAACCAAAGCGGCAGCAGCAGCTACAGAAGCACCACCCGTTGCAACTGCTAAAGCAGCACCCTGAGCAGTAACGGCTACATTTGAAGCTGAGTTAGCTATAATCATTTTAGCTATTGCAAGTCCATTTTCGGCTACCAAAGCTACTTTTTGTAAATCCTTATTTTTGCTAGTTAATTGTTTAAATAATCCAATAATAGCCGCTGCATTGTTTAAATCTGCATTTCTTAAAGTTTGTTTTTGTTCTTGTAAATATTTTTCAATTAATAGTTTTTGAGCTGCTGCATCTTTCTCATCTTGTATTTTTTTAACTAAAGCTAAATACTCCTGTTCATCTCTTTCTTTTGCTAATTTTAGTTTTTCCGCTTCTTCTGCTGCAATTTCATCTGCAATTAATTTTCTGTTATCTTTATCTATTTGCGCCCCTGCTATTGTATTTTCGCTTATTAACTTTTCATTATCTTGGCGTATTTTATTTTGTTCTTCTAAATGCTTTTTATATTGCTCTTGTTTAGCTTTATCATCATTTTCAGTTATAACGTATTCCTGTACCTTAGCGTTCTTAATTAAGTCTAAACTAGCTGTTAATTGTTTACTTTTTTCAGCATCTAACTCACCACCTGCCCTTACAAAAGCCTCTATTTGTTTTGCTATTAAATAGTTTGTATCTATTATAGCTTGTTGTTTTTGTTTCTCTAATTCAACCGTATTTTTACCACTAGCTTTTGCAACTGCAATTTGTCTATCAAAAGATTGAGACTGTTCATTTAATGCAGCGTTTGACTTTTCAGCAAATCCTTTTATTGCATCACCTTGCTTGTCTAATTCAGTATTAGTTAATCCAATTGCATCGGTAAATTCATAAATTACATCAGTTATACTTGTAAATATATCGCCTAAGAATTGTAGTGATTTTGCAACTAATCCGTTACCCTCGCTAAGTTCTTTCCAATTTTGTACTAAATAACTAATCCCCTCTATAATTAAAAAGATAGGAATAGCAGACATTGCAGAGCCTACACCTTTAAAGCCTGTTTTAATTTTATCAAAGTCAAAGTCTTTAAAACCTTGACCTAACATACTAAAGCCCGAACTAATCTTTTCAACTCCCGAACCTTGTAAAGACTTTGTAGTGTCTTTAAGGTCATCCATTTTATCCTTTAGTTCGGCTACTCTTTTAGCAGCTTTACCATCGCCATTTAAGGCAGCGGATTGAGCCGCTTTTAATTCGGCTTTTAATTCTTTAATTGAGTTAATGGCTTGGTCCGTTCCCTCAACCTCAATACTTATTACTGTTTTTTCTGCCATGTTATGCTGCTATTATTATTCCGTTATCAATATCTACCCAATGACAATCTATCTTAACGGTAGCGTCAATAGGTGCGTCGGTTGTGGTATAAATAAATCTTAGGTAAGTATTAGTTGCTGTTTTTTGTACCGCTACAAATTCTGTATTAACCCTGTTACCAGTTGACGCTTCTTTTATTCTGGCTTGGTCATTATTTAAAATAGTTAAAGCCGTTGCAACGTCTGCATCTTTAATAAAAAAA